TTTACATGCTGGGTTTTATGTAATCGGCGTAGATAAGAAGACATACGCGGCTAATTTAAATTTGTTACCCGATCTACAAAAATTTGGTAAGCAGTTTAAGTTTATAGAATCGGATATCAATGATCTTGATAGTCTACACGATTGTGATTACGTCATCAATACTGCTGCAGAAACACATGTAGATAATAGCATCGTAAATCGCGATGTTTTTGTTCGTAGCAACATTAATGGAGTACATCATCTTCTAAAGCTAATACGAGAACACTATAAGATGCCAACTCTATTGCATTTTAGTACAGACGAGGTGTACGGTGATATAGCTGTAGGTTCTCATACTGAACAAGATCTGTTAAAACCAAGTAATCCTTATAGTGCTACTAAAGCTGCGGCTGATATGTTAGTTTTGGCATGGGCAAGAACTTATGGTGTTCCTTATATAATCGTAAGACCCACTAATAATTATGGTATCGGACAATATGTAGAGAAACTTATACCTAAAATGTGCAAATATTTGTCTTTAGGTAGAAAGATTCCTTTACATCAGGGAGGAACTCCGCGAAGAACTTGGCTTCATGCTCTTGACACTGCCAATGCTATTATTACTCTTATAGAACATGGTGTTACAAATGAGATCTATAACATCTCTGGAAACTATGAAGAGCAGAATATAGAAGTAGTAAAGAAGATATTACAATGCTATTTCATACATGATAAATATAATGTCGAAGATCATCTAGACTTAACATTTGCAAGACCTGGACAAGACGTTAGATATTCGATAGATGATACTAAACTTCGTAATCTAGGTTGGAAACCTCAGGCAGATTTTGATAAGGAATTACCTGACATTGTTTCCTATTATAAAGAAAACTTTATTTGGTAAAGGAGAGATCTTATGTGGACACAGCCAACATTTGAAGATGTACGATTTGGTTTTGAAGTAACCATGTACATTAATAATCGATAAGTATATAATATATCTGAAACAACACCCACGACGCCTCTCTATAGAAGCGCACCACGTGGGATTTTTTAACCTTGAGGAAAGTAAATTATGGCGTTGATTCAAGTAGCACTCGATACTCTAGACTATGAACAAACGATTCGTCTAGCTCAACGCATCTCACCCTATGTAGATATCATTGAACTCGGCACTCCGTGTGTTAAGTATAATGGTATTCGTATCGTCGAAACAGTTCACATACTTATTCGAGACTGCCTAACTCTAGCAGATCTTAAGACAATGGACGCTGGGCTATATGAAGCCACACCATTCTACGAAGCTGGTGCTGATATCGTTACCGTTCTTGGTGCTGCTGATGCTGGTACAATCAAAGGTGTAGTTGAAGCATCTAAGTCAACTAAAGCGCAAGCACAGGTTGATCTTATTAATGTAAAGAATAAGCTAGAAACTGTTGCTCTTGCATATGAACTTGGTGCTCATATTATTGGCGTGCATACTGGACTAGATCAGCAGGCAAAAGGTCAGACGCCATTTGAAGATCTAAGGAAAGTTCAACAGATGAAAGTTGGTCTTAAGATCTCTGTTGCTGGTGGTATTAACAAGGATACCGTTCGTCAAGTTATTGATGCTGGTGCTGATATCGTTGTAGTAGGTGCAGCAATTTATGGTGCTACTGACCCCGTTCGCGCTGCTGCTGAAATTCGGGAAGCAGTTGAACGTGGCTAATTACTCTGATGTTCTTGATATTCTAAGAGACGAACTGCTCTATACCGAAAAGGAAACATGTCAGCAACTTATTGATGTACTCATTCATACGATAAGTCGGAAAGAACATTATAATGGCGGAAGAGTGTTTATTGCTGCTGCTGGTAGATCTAAGATGGTTGCCAATATGTTTGCGATGCGAATGATGCATTGTGGATTAAATGTGCAAGTAGTTGGAGAAACTACTACAACTCAGATAACGAGATTTGATTCGCTTCTTCTCGTTTCTGGTTCGGGTGAGACTAAGCAGTTGATCAATTTTGCTGAGAAGGCAAAGTCAGTTCGTTCAGAAGTATTGTTAGTAACAGCAAATCCAACTTCTACTCTTAGGAATATGGCTGATGAGGTTTTTCAGATTGGTCCATCAAATAGACTTCTATCTCCTGATAAGAATCTTCCTCTCGGTAGTAGGTTTGAACTCTCTACTATGATATTTTTTGAAACTGTTATTCTTAATTTCATGGAACAACTGAAGCTCACTGAAGACAATTTGAGAAACTGTCATACTAATTTGGAATAAATAGTATTGTTGGTATGGTCGTATGAAGTAAAGGGAAGGTATTCTGGACGCGGGTGCGAATCCCGCCACCTCCACCAAAAGCACACTCACCAACGCAAGGGGCGTTGGTCCCATTAAGGTTTTCTAGAGACTGGGATAGTTGCAACGAGTGTGCTTTTGATGGGGGTGACTAGATTCGACAGGGTAAGATACTGATACAGACGACTCGGTAGGCGATGACCGTAAATCAAGCAAAAAATATAAATGTCGCAGCAAACGACGATCTATTTGAAGGTTACGCTCTAGCAGCTTAATCTGTCATTAGCGGGGTGTTCGGTCCGTTGTCCTTGTTACTCAATCAACGGACCACCTAATTTTTGTTGACAATTTCGCGTTACAAGATCTACTACAACATTTTTGATTTGAAGGCGATTTGTGTACAAACTCTTGCTTTACAAAATTATTTTTGCAAATTACGCAAACATATTCTCTATTGATCTTCGGTTTAGATTTGTGAATCACATTTAATGATTTTAAAAGCGTTGATTGTGTGCATTTTCTTTCTGGATTTTTAGACCAAGCCTCTTTCGCAGATTTTCCATCTTTATTTGGATTATTTGATTTGAATAATTCAGCGTGTTTCTGTCTAGCAGAAGAATACAATGAAGAATTTATTAAATAATTTCTTTGATGATTATCAGTTTGTTTTACCATCATTCTCATTAATGCATAATTCATTTGAAATTGTTTTCTTCCTTCAAACATCTTAGTAAGAAGTAAATGACAGATATAATGTTCTCTCGCGGTTAGCTTGACTATATTTTCTTGATCTTTTTCACCACCCAGTTTAAAACATTTAGGTAAAATATGGTGATTCTCACCATAACCATTTACATATTTTGAGTTTTGTATTATACTAATATACCATTTAGTATATTTGTTTGAAAGGGATAAAAATTGGATTTGTTGAATATAAATATTCATGCTGGCACTCCTTATTAGTGTTAGAGTCAGTGGAGCTGCAACTCGCGACTGACAACTATATTTATAAAAAAGTTTCGCCAGCTGTCCTTATTATCCAATCAGCTGGCACTCTTAAGGAAACTAAGATGCATATAGATCCGCGATATTCGATTCAGTCAGTGCAACCTAACTATGTAACTCCTAAAGTTGCTCAGACTAAAGTTGCTGAGATGCAAGTGCAACATTTTGTGACAGTTATCAATCCAGATCTATCTGTATCAATTAAGAATATTATCGATGACTTCTATACGTATGATCATTTGAATGGAAAAATTGTAATGAAGAAAGTTATTTGTCGAATTAACTCCACTACCTTTAATCCGGTAGATGCATAATGGAGCCTCACCTGAGAAAGCGAGATCAGAAGATACTCGCAATTCTGTCAAAAGCCGCTGAAGCCGCAGATCATGTTGGTCTAAGAGCCAAATTAGCTGCAGCAATCGTTATCAAAAATGAGATCATTTCTATCGGTTTTAATCGAAAGAAGACTCATCCTTTCCAGCGTCAGTTTCAGACCAACGATAAACAGATCTATCTGCATGCTGAAACTGACGCTATCAATCGAGCGCTTAAGTATGTCTCTAAAGAAGAACTACGTAAAGCGACTCTCTATGTTGCTCGTGTAAAATATACAGACAATAAAAGTAAAAAGGCGATTTCGGCTGAAAGTAAACCATGTATCGGTTGTCAAAAAGCCATTAAGTTATATGGTATCTCTAACGTTGTACATACATGTGATGAAGAATATAAATATATGTAAGCTTACACAGGTTATATTTAAATGGCTTCACAACAAGGATTTGAATACGAAAAAAATGCAGTTGCATATTTAAAAAACTATGGATTGTCTGATGGAATCCCTGCTGGCCCTAGCCATACACGCCCAGATTTAATGTTAACAGTTCATGGAAAAAAATCTGGTTGCGAATTAAAAATTAGCCCTACTGCAGGTGGAAGTCTAGTTTTAAAATATTATAGCAAAAAAACTCCGCATTGGCAGTTCGGAGAAGTTGATCATGACGAAACCGAAAAAATTTTTCTGAGTGAACTAGCCACAAGATCTGGTGTACTGCAAACTGTAAATAGTACATGGAATATTCCTCCTTTCTTAATAGAAGACAGAGATGCAAATCACGAGCAAATAATGTTACAAATTCCATTACGTCAAAGATATGAAGCAGATTTAAAAGCTTGCACAGACGTAAAGCTTCCTTTAGAATCAAGCGCAATGTCGAACTATTATAATATTAAAAACACATACTATATAAACGTTGGAACACACGGTTTTTTCTTATTGGGAAACAAAGATCCGTTAGGATTAAATGATAGTTTAAGAAAAAAAAATAAATCAATAGTGCCCATATTTGAAAGTACAGCTAAGATTACTGCTAGAGTAAGATGTCAATCAAAAGGTGTAACAAAAGCTGATGCTGCAGAAAAGTCAAAAAGACAAATAGGAACACAAGGTTATCAATTTACTTTCACTTTAGAATTTTCTCTTGCAACAAATGCATCTCCTTATAATATCGCACCATTAGCAAGTAATGGGAAATCAGTAACTATTCTTGCTAATAAAGAAGCTTTATTAGATTGTTTAAGGTAAATAATATATGAAATCATTTATAGAACTCGTAGAATCAGCAAACGAAGAGAAACTTACTCACTTAGAGCATGCCGAAGATCATCCAATCAATGCCGGTCATGAAGGAACTCAACACGCCATAAACACTCTTCGCCAAACTGCAAATGCTTTACAGAATAAGCCATCTAAAGCTAAGATCATGACTAAGTTCGATGGATCTCCATCTATAGTATTCGGTCATCATCCTGAAACTGGTAAGTTTTTCGTTGCTTCTAAGTCTGCTTTCAATAAGACTCCTAAATTAAACTATACTCCTGAAGATATTGAAAAGAATCATGGTCATGCTCCAGGATTAGTCTCTAAGTTAAAATCTGCATTAGAACATCTACCTAAAGCTGCTCCTAAATCCGGCGTGTATCAGGCAGATATCATGCATACGCCTGAAGATGTTAAGCATAGTAATGGCAAAGTTCACTTTAAACCAAACACCATTACATACTCTGCTTCAGGTAACTCTGCCGAAGGCGAAAAGGCAAAGCGTTCGCAAATAGGCATCGCGGTTCATACAGCTTATCATGGTAAAACACTGGACTCGATGAAAGCTGAATATGGTGCGGATCTTTCTCATTTCAAAGAACATCCAGACGTTCATGTAATTCATACTCACTTTAAACCAGAACACGCTTCATTTAGTGGTAAAGATACTAAAGAATTCAATAAGCATATTCAAGCCGCATCATCGATGGCTAAAAAAATAAAGCCAGAACATTATGGCGTATTGGATGATCATACGCATAAAGAACATCTTAAGACATACATCAATAGTACAGTAAGAAACAATACTGCTCCGTCTGTTGAAGGCTATAAAAAGCATCTCGAAGAACGCGGAGATAAAGAAGCTGGCAAAGTTAAGACGATGCTAGCACAAGATAGAAAGAAAAAGGTATACACAGATGCGGCTGAACATGTTGAGCAAAATAAAGAGCATTTCGGTAACATATTATCATTGCATCATCATTTACAGAAAGCTAAGAACACTCTAGTTCATACCATGTCTCGTAAATCAGATTTCGAACATCATATCGCCGGTCAAAAGACTAAACCAGAAGGTTTCGTTTCAGTCATAAATAATAGACCTACGAAGTTAACTGATAGATATGAATTTAATAGAATGAATTTCTTAAAAACAAAGGAGTAATCATGGAAAATCCCTCAAATCGATTTGGTAATCTTCTTCAAACGATGCAAGATAATCGTTGGAGAATCACTCTAATTAATCTTGGAACTTTTGCAATGATTGTTATTGGCATTCTACTTGCAACAGTGCTACAGACACCAGTTGCATCAGAATGGAAAGAACTGCTCCTTCTAATGCTTGGCGCATTTATCGGCAACTATAATAAGACTGCAGAGTTCTGGTTTTCAAATGAAGATCGCGATAAGCTACTTGTTCAGAAGATGGATGAAGAAGATGATGCTCCCGGTACTGAAAAGGAACGTGTAGACCTAAACAAGACTAAAGAATAATAATAAAGAGGACTTACTGAAATGGCAAAACCTAAAGAAGTTTTTATATCACATCAAAATAATGTTTTTAAGAAATCGTCTACAAGCGGTAAGTCCTCTATGGTCAAGCGATCATCAATGAATAAGAAACGAAAAGCCTCATATAAAGCGTATAGAGGCCAGGGAAGATAATATACAATTGTGTTTGGTATATTAAACTTTTGAAAGGTCAACAATAATGGCACAGTTTAGAACAGATTTAAAAATATTAGATGGACCTCATAATCGTACACGATATGAAGTGATGATGTTAAATGATAGATTAACTACATCTGGTTCTTTAACGGATGCATTTGGTCGTCTTCGCACATCAACTCCATTTACTCTATTTGACAGTCAACATCGTTATAAAGAAAATGATAAGTTTGATACATTAATCGTAGGAGCTACGGCTAATAGTCAATATAAAATAAATGAATCTGCAATTAATTTAAACGTTGGCACTTCATCTGGCGATAAAGTAGTACGCGAATCTAAAAGAGTATTTGCATATCAACCCGGAAAATCTCTGCTTATTATGAATACGTTTGTGATGAATGAACCGAAAGCTCAAGTGCGTCAAAGAGTAGGATATTTTGGTAACAATAACGGTATATATTTAGAGGCAAATGGCGTTAACATTTCATTAGTTAAAAGAAGTTATTCTAGTGGAACTATAGAAGAAACAGTAATTCCTCAGTCATCTTGGAATATAGATAAATTTGACGGAAAAGGTTTTTCTGGACAAATGGCCCTTGCGAATAATCACGGACAAGGATTATTTGTAAATAAATCTAATTTATTTTGGATAGACATGGAATGGTTAGGTGTAGGAGATGTTAGATGTGGATTTTTAGTAGATGGCGGACTATATCCAGCTCATGTCTTTCATCACGATAACGTGGCTAATACTGCATACATAACAACCGCAGTACTACCCATTCGTTATGAAATAGAAAATTTAGATACGACTATCTCTTCATCTACCTTAAAACAGATATGCTCTACCGTTATTTCAGAAGGAGGATATCAGGGTAGAAACAAAGCTAGATCACAGACTATAAATTTAAATGATTTTAAAACTCTTACCACGGCTAATACTTATTATCCGGTAATGAGTATAAGATTAAGTCCTGATAGACCCGACGCAGTAGTTCTTCCGAAAAATTTTGATTTAGGTGTCATAACTAATCAAACTACTACTTTACATTATAAAATATTAATCAACGCTAATTTATCTAATACGTCATTTGCCAATTGTCAGGGAAATACAGTGCAATTTGATATAAGTGCTAATTCAACGGTTTCAGAAGGCACATTAATCAAATCGGGTTATATTAGTACTAGTCAAAAAGGTGCGGCGATAGATATAGGATCTATAGACGAGTTCGAAATACAACTAGGAAGAACTATAAGCGGCAATAGTGATGTTTTTTCTTTAATTGTAGCAAGTGAAGCTGGTGGTGTTAAAGTTGGTGCTACATTAGAATGGTTTGAATTAATATAAATAGCTAAATAAGTAATTTTAGGCCCAATTAAATGCTTAAATTTTTAGACTACGTAACGGAAGAAAAAGAGCGTCATGCTGTAGTGGCATTTGGGCGCATGAATCCTCCTACGACTGGTCATGAAGCGCTTGTCAATAAAGTCAAAGAACATGCTGCACATGTAGGCGGAGACGCTCATGTCTATCTTTCACATTCTCAAGACGCTAAGAAGAATCCATTATCATATGAACACAAAGCATCATATGCGCAAAAGGCATTTGGAGATACAATAAAGAAATCTCCTGCTAAGAATCCTTTAGAAACTCTTAAAGATCTTCATAAACAAGGTTATCATCATGTAACTATGGTTGCTGGTAGTGACAGAGTAGATGAATATAAGAATCTATTACATAAGTATAATGGTCATCCAGATCATTATAACTTTAAGTCCATACATGTAGTTTCTGCCGGAGAAAGAGATCCTGATTCAGAAGGCGTTTCTGGTATGAGTGCTTCTAAGATGAGAGAGCATGCTAAGAACAGCAATCATGAAGGGTTCAAATCTGGATTACCAGATAGTTTAAAAAAGCACAGTAAAGAAATCATGCATCATGTTCGAACTGGCATGAATATCAGCGAAGCTAAAGACACTACTACAATTGTATATGCTCGAGTACCTCCTAAGCCTCTTCAAAAGGGACCAATTCAACGACAAAATGCTTCTGGTGTTTTAGAATATCTAAAGCAACTCGTCGTAGGTATAAAAAATAAAAATGCAGCTATGGTCAATAAGCCAAATAGAAAAGTCAATGATAAGATCGTTGGCATGTATGCAGGCGATACAAATAAGAATGGTAAAGCACTAACAGAATCATATGAAAGCTTTAATGTCGTTAAAGCTGCTGGTTATGGAGCCATCTTAACAGCTGCAGATATGGGCATTAAGATCAAAGGTGGGTTTGCCCATCATCCATCAGTAGAAAAAGAGTTGATGGAAAGAATGGGATGTGGATGTGACGAAAAGGATTGCGAACACGAGTTGGAATATAAACTACAAAAGAAACGTAACTTAAGAAGAAAACAATTTAAACTTGGAGATGAGTCATGATTAAGAGTCTTTTAGCTAAAGTACGAAAGTTATTTGAAACTACAACTGAAGAAGTCGCTGTGATTACTACACAAGTAGAGCAAAAAGTAGAAGAACTTAAAGTTGAAGTAGCTGCAGTCGTTGAAGAAGTTAAAGTTGAAGTTCAACCTATCGTTGAAGCTGTAGTTCAAGAAGTAAAAGAAGTTGTTGAAGTAGTCAAAACTCCAGTTCAAAAGCTTAGTAAAGCTAAGGTTGAAAAGAAGCCACGTAAACCCAAATCTGCTAAGGTACAAAAATGAGTAAGAAGGATAAAAAAGAATATGATTATGAAGGTGATATGGCAATGTCACAGCTTCGTAGCATCATACGTAATGCGCAATATATGCATGATAAGCTTTTAACTCCTACTACAAATCTTCCTGAATGGGTACAATCAAAGATTACATTAGCTGAAGATTACATTTCTACTGCAGTAAATTATATGAGTAGCGAAATTGATGAAAGTTATATTGAAGAATCTGCGAACAAAGGTTTAGCTGCTAAAGCAAAAGCTTCTGGTGTATCATTGTCTACATTGAGAACGGTTTATAAAAGAGGCGTAGCTGCATGGAATTCTGGTCATCGTCCAGGTACAACTCCTCAGCAATGGGGAATGGCCAGAGTTAACTCATATATTACCAAAGGTAAAGGCACATATCATGGTGCCGATAAAGATCTTCGTGAAGCTGATTCCCGATTAAATAAAGAACCATATCAAAGAGGATTGAGTTCCTCTACTATCGCAGCTAGAGTTAGACATTGGCAAAAAGCAGATAAACTTTCTGATAGAGATCCAAAGGCATATGAACCAGCTCCAGGCGATGCAACTGCTAAAACGAAACTAAGTAAACACACTGTGAAATATCGTAAAATGTATGGTAAAGGAGCAAAGGAAGAATCATGAGAGCACTCGCTATACTAGCATTAACGATGTCCTTAAGTGGATGTCTTTCTTTATCACTACTTCCACGAGATCACGATCCAGTTCTTGCTGGTGCATATGTTGATACTCGGCTCGAGATAAATAATCTAAAGTGTGAGGCACGTGGTGAATCTTTTGTTCAAGTCAGTTGGGCATCTGCATTGTACCACAGTAAGTTTATGAAAGAATATACTGCTTTTAGAAAAGATCCTCAGGCTGAAAATGCAGAAGGCATATCAGTTAATCTTCAAAAAGCTTTAGACGCTAAGAATGAAAAGATGTGTAATCATTGGTTAAAATTAACGGGTTCTAGAATGTCAGCTTTAGAAACAGCTTGGAGAGGTCGATAATGGACGAACTTATCAAAGAAATCTTATCGCATAAAGATGACGATTCTGCACTTGGTGAACTTGCTGCAGAACTTCATAATATCATTGAAGATCATAAAGCCGGAGATATTTCAGACGAAGATCTAAATGATCTTTTGATTGAAACTATTCAGGTTTATAAAGCCCATGAAACAGCGCATAATGAAGTCATGATTAGATGGGCGGTTAAACTAGCTCAGCTTGCAGCAAAGGCAGTCTAATGACTCTTATTGATTCTATTAAAATGGTTTTGGCAAATAATTTTGCTCTATATCTAAAAGCGCATTATTTTCATTGGAATGTTGAAGGTCCAGATTTTGCTCAATTTCATGATTTTTTTGAAAATCTTTATACCGAAATTTATAGCTCAATAGATCATTTTGCAGAAGAGATAAGAGCGTTGGATGCATATGCTCCCGGATCTTTTGAGCGTTATGTAGAACTTTCTCAAATCAAGGGCGAAGAGAGACTTTTAACTTCTCTAGAAATGTTAAGACAATTACAAGTTGATAATCAAACTATGATTGCTTCTTTACAACAAGCATATAAATTAGCAGAAGCTTCAGTTGAACTCGGTCTTTCTAATTTCATTCAAGATAGAATAGATCAACACAAAAAACACGCTTGGATGATCAGATCATTCCTTAAAGGACGATAATGAACGAGTATAAAAACTTAGAAAGTACTATCAAAGATTTTGTTAGTAGAGTTCCTATGCTCGATAAAACTGATTACAGATATAGTCGTATATGCAATACAATAAGAAGCGTTTATGAACAAAGAGATAAGCGACTTGAAAAAGATCAAAATGATCAAGTTGCTGTAGGTTCATACATGACTAAGTATTTTGAAGTAAGTCCTAAAGCTCAGATCCTATATGACAATCTTCCAAAGGGTACTAATCCTACTGCAGCTGAGAACTCTGCGATTGCCCATGATCGCCTTTTTGCCCTTGAAAAAGAAGTTCTAGCAAAGAACATAGCTAATCCAGAAGACGTAAAACGCGCTGAAGAGCTGCGTGATCGTATTATGTCATTTGCTAAAGATATGAATCTTGAGAAAGAGCACGAATATATAAATAAAAACTTAGATACGATTAAAAGTTTCGTGAAAGATGATTCTAAAGACAGTGTTGAAGATCAAATAGCTCATAGATTCGCCAGTCCTCCTGCTCGCCGGACTCCAGAGCCTAAAGATACTGATATAGATTCATCGAAGTTTCTTATTCGTAGAGATTTAAAAGCACAACGTAAACTTAAAATAATAGATGACTAGGGGACTTATATGTCTAACTTAAAAAATACTTATGGCTTTTCATCCAGCCTTTTAGATGCAATTCGTAGCGTTCATGAAACTTCTAATCAAGATGTTGAACAAATCGATGAAATTTCAAAAAACGCAAAAAAACGGTATATGGGCTCAGCGGTCGCTGATCTTACCAGTCGTGCTTATGACCATGGAGTTCATACTGCCGGACCTTACAACCGAACCAATAAAGATATCGCTGACGCTAAACGTAAGATAAAAAATCGTCAAGTTGGCATTTATCGTGCGACTCAAGAAGAAGTCGAACTTGATGAAGCAGTTCCTTATACACTTGGCGGTAGACCCGATAAGTCTAATGTCTATAAAGTGCATAGACAAGATTGGAAAGGCAATTGGTCACATAATCCTGGAGACACATATCATTCTTTGGATGACGCAAAAACTGTTGCTAAAAATATGAAAAAAGGTGCTAGTAGCACTGTAAAAACAAAGATAACTAAACACGCAAGAACAAAATTGGCTGGCCCTAAAGGTGTACTACCAGAAGAAGTTGAACTTGATGAAGGTGGAATGCCTAGTTCAGTTATTCGGTCAAAACAAAAATATGCTGCCATGACCAATCAAGAATTTGCTGATCTACATGGACATAAACCTGAAGAGCAATTAAGACAAATGGCTTGGTCACATGGTTATGGCAAAATGAGTCCACATTATTGGAATCGAGTTCAAAAAGCTAAAGCAGCTCAAATGAAAGAAGAAGTTGATCTTGATGAAGCCGATCAGATTGATGAAATTTCAAACAAAGCAAAAGCAAAATATTTAGGTAGAGCGGTTGGCGATTTAACACTTCGCTCTCAAGAACACGGTTTCCATACAGGCGCCAACTTTTATGGTAAACGCACGCATCCACCACATGATTACGCAGATGCTAAGCGGAAAATAAAAAATCGTCAAGTTGGCATTTATCATGCAACAAAAAACATTGCTAAGGAAGAAGTTGATCTTGATGAAGCCGATCATACCTATCCATTTAAAGCTAATCAGTTAGCTCCATTAGTCGTTCAGCTTCGGGCACTTCTTAACTTCCTATCTAAGTCTGGTTCTCTTAAAAAGTCTATGCGAGAGCACGCAGAACTAGTTGAAGCATACATCGGCGAAGAGATTACAGAAGAGCGGCTAGAAGAAATGATTTCCTTTATCGATGATCTAATGGAAGGTCGTCCAAAGGGTTCAAAGAATAAGTCAAAGATGGCTTCCGCTCCTAAGCCAGAAGCCCGCAGTGAAAGAGGCGAAGCCTCATCATCAGAAGAAGATGATGATTATGAAGACGCACACCCAACAGCCAGTCGTGATGGTCGCCACATTATTCCAGAATTAAATGGTGCCGCTGGTGATAAAAAAGGTGATACTGTTCAGACATCTGGTGGTCAGCGTCACGTACCTCAACACGTTGCAACAAAGATGGTATCTCATCTTATGTCGCTAAAACCAGCTGAGCGCGCTGAGCATTCTGCTCATATCTTTAATGGTTCAGTACCAAAAGTCAAAACATTGAATCATGTAAAGACTAATGTACTAATTAAGCAGATGGGTTCTGAAAAGAAAATTGGCTCTGACGCTGGTGTAAAGCGCGGCCGCGGTCGTCCTAAAAAGGCAGTCTAATATGCCTATTTTTGGCAATATAATAGTACAAAATGACGTCTCTACTGCTGCAATAAGTAGAGACGTTAGTGAAGTTAAGACATTTGATGAGTTACGACAATTAGCTGTAGCAGTTAATGATATAAAAGTTGCCAAAGAAACTAGAACAGAAAATAAAATAAATAGTAAGAAAACTTCTAGATATTTAGAAGATCTTACGAATAAAGGAGACTAAAATGGCACAATGGGGTAATGTCGATAACGCGGCTAATTCATGCCTATGGGCAGTAGCTGGATTTAATAAAACTGCTAATTCAACAAATCAAACAGCATTTTTTGGTAATACAACTGCAGATGCGTATATAACTGGCGAAACAGTTGGCCTGTTTGGTGCAGATGCTACAGAAACTACAGTAGCAAATGGTTCGCTACTTTCATTTACTGTAACATTTACTGGTTCAGGTTATCTTGCTAATACTACTGTCACCGTAACTGGTAATGGTACAGCTAATGCTACTGCTAACTCTACGGGCAGAATTAGTTCAGTTAATGTTGTTGCTAATGGTAGCAACTATACTAGTAAACCAACAGTTACTATTGCTGCGCCTACTGCCGTAACATTTAATGGTAATACAGCTGTATCAAGCACAAATAAGTTTATTACGCTAGCTTCAAATCCATTTCTTGTCGGTGATGCAATTACGTATTCAGTAACGGCAGGTAATACGGTTGTATCTCCTCTTACAAATAATGCAGTGTTTTTCGTATCTTTGTCAAATTCCAGTGGTATACAGCTTACAAGTAACTTAGGTAATACTACTCCAATTTCTTTGATACCAACTACAGTATCTGAAACTGGTCAAAAACTTACTGGTCAAACCGCAACTGCTGAAGCAGTATTAACAAGCGTACGTAATAATTATCACGCTGGTTGGGTAGTTCGTACAGTTGGATCAGGCGGCCGCGCTGGTCGTGTGCAGTACGAAACTCTAGTAGCTATGGGTTCAATGACTGGTGACGCTGAAGACGATATTCTAAAGGATTTATAATTAAATGTCTGATCGTGCTAAAAAGATAAGTGAATTAACTGCGCTTACATCAGCCTCGGAGGACGATCTATTAGTAATAGTAGACGCTCCTTCGGGAACTGCTGCTACCAAAAAAATTACAGTCGGTAATCTATTTGGTAATTCGCAGGCAAATGTCGTAATCTATGGTGCAACTCCAGCAAATAGTACGATTACTATTAAACAGGGTACATTGTTATATAGCAACAGTTATCTTTATATAGCTGTTGCTAACAATGTAGTAAAGAGGGTGGCTCTAGAGTCATTCTAAATTAATGAAATGTGAAACCTTGGATAATAGTAATTTTTTATTATATGCAGCTAAACATTATGATAATCCACAATGTTTTGATACTAAAGAATTTTATGACGATCTGAAAAGGTTTAAGATTGATTATCAATCATCTTCAAGTTCTTTACAATTTATTTGGTATAGAACCTACTACGCGTATGCTGTTCTTGTCTTTAAAACACCATCATGAGTGTTTAAAACCATTCCTAATACTATTCAATACTATGCCAGAATGTATATTTAACGTTGAAGGTCGAGATATACTAAACAGCGATATAAGTATGGATAATCAAATAGTAGAAGTACTAAGGAAAATCTAATGAAAACATTTATGCAATTTATCACTGAACGAGGTGAAGATTCTAAGGGATACTATCGTTCAACTGAGAGTGGTGCAGGTCTTACTAGAAAGGGCGCTAAACACTTCGGCATTCAAACTGCAGTAACCGGAAAGGTTAAACCTGGATCAAAAGCGGCTAAACGTCGTAAATCGTTTTGTGCGCGCATGTCTGGGATGCGTGGTCCTATGAAAGATGAAAAAGGTCGTCCAACACGAAAAGCTATGTCTCTTAGAAGATGGAGATGCAGAACATGATATCCTTCAAACAATTTTCAGAAGCTTGTTGGGATGGTTATAAAAAAATTGGTATGAAGAAAAAGGGCAATAAAATGGTGCCTAACTGTGTACCCGTAGGCGAAGATATTACCGCAATTCCAGCTAATAATGCTGGATCTGGTAATGTAAAGGGATTTGATCCTGTGTTAGGTCAACCTATGACTAAAAGAATAAAACCTGTTGGAAAAATGATTGATGCAATGACGAATCCAAAAAAGAAGACTAAAATCGACACACGAGTGTAGAGATTAAGAAATGCAATTTAAGATTATGATTTTTTTGGCAATATTGACGTTCGTAGGCACTGTGGTTGGCGGTGCCTTTTTTTATTATAAGGATTCGCAAGCTACTATCGCTGCATTAAATCAACAAACTGCTACGCTTACGCAAGCTGTTGATCAACAGAAAGAAGCGATAGAGGCTATGGAGCAATCTATTCGAGATCAAGCAGCAATTCGCGAAGACATGATGAAAGAAGTTGAGTCTGCTAGAAAAGATGTAGAGAAGTTGCAAACTAAGATTGCTTCACATGATTTTAAATTAATAGCAAGTGAAAAGGCAGGATTGCTTGAAAAGAAAATTAACAGAGCAACTAACGATGTGATGCGATGTTTCGAGATCGCCACAGGGGATGCAATATTACCAGATGAAAAGAATAATCAGTGTTCTGATCTGCTCGCTCGCCCTTAGTGGTTGTGCGACACTTAAAAAAGAGTTAGTAGTTCGCACAAAGCCTATCGAGAAGCCTAAGCTCGACGTACCCATGCCACAACCTGTGAAGATGCAATCTATGCAATGGGTCGTCATCACCGATAAGAATTATAATGATGTGATTGAAACTGTCAAAGATCCAAATGGTCTAGTATTTTTAGTAGCTTTAGATGAAACAAGCTACAAAAATTTAGCTCTAAACAACGCTAATCTTTTAAGATTCATTCGTGAACAAAAGTCAGTCATAGCTGCATATAAGCAATACTACGAAAAACCTAAAGAAGACGCACAACCCGATGAACAAAAATGACGAAGACTACAAAACTCAGATAGCACTTCTTGAAAAAGACGTGTCTCAGGTTACTGTGTTTTTAGGTAAATTAGATTCAGCTATTGAAAAGTTGTGTGATGTCTCTACGTCTATTAAAGAACTACTTGCAGTTCATGATCATAAACTCACTCAACAGAGCGAAGTCAATTCTGAGATCTATGACATGATCAAAGAATTAAAGATTGAAAATCACAAAGAACACTTAGAAACTAAATTACAATTAGATCAATTAGCCGTGCGTATCTCTAGTCTTGAAAAATGGAAGTATACCATCGTTGGTGGAGCTGCCGTTGCAGGGTTTATTCTCTCTTATGTTACAAAGGCATTTACATAATATTACTTTAATGATATAATCAACTATGTTGGTTAATCAAAGTAGTATATGATGTCTCTCTGGATAGATCAAAAATACATCAATCTTGTCTCTGTTAGGTTAGAGCAGTTCAAACAAAAGGATCGTGAACTGTTTAACTTTCGCTGCCCTGTGTGTGGTGATTCTCAGCGGAGTAAGATCAAAGCACGAGGATGGATCTTCAATAAGAAGGGCAAGTATCGCTTTTATTGCCATAATTGTTCTGCCTCGATGACTTTCTCTAATTTCCTCAAGTCTCTTGATGTGGTGCTCCATCAAGAATATATGAAAGATATGTTTATCGAGAATAATCTTGATAATCCTTTGCCATTGTCTAAGCCCGATATTACCAAGATCGAAGTACCAAAGTATAAGATTGATTCTCCTCTCAAAAACCTGACTAAAATATCTTCACTTGCTTGGGACCATCCTGTTAAGAAATATGTGATGAGTCGAAAGATCCCAAGTAATGTTCAATATAAGATATTTTTCTGCCCTAAATTTAGGAGTTGGGTAAATACATTTATACCAGATAAATTTATTGACATCGAAAAAGATGAACCCAGACTTATCCTTCCGTTCTTAGATCGTGAAAAGAACTTCTATGGATGTCAGGGAAGAAGTTTTAGTAAGACCGGCAATAGATATATAACTGTACTTTTAGACGAAGACAAACCAAAAGTCTTTGGTCTCGATACAGTCGATTTTACTAAGCACATCTATGTATTTGAAGGTCCTATAGACTCCATGTTTATAGAAAATTCTATAGCTATGTGTGGTTCAGATCTGAGCGGATCATTAGATCTGAACAAGAAGAAATGTACTGTCATTTTTGATAATGAACCAAGATCTCCACAGACCGTAAAGAAGATTGATAAGTATATCGCTTTGGGTTATAATGTGTGCTTTTGGCCAGATCGAGTGACTGGTAAAGATGTGAATGAGATGATTTTGAATGGTCATGATGCAGAAGAACTTAAAATCATCATAGACAAGAATTCGTATTCCGATATTGAAGCGAAATTACAATTACAAATGTGGAGAAAGTGTTAATGATTGATGAAATTTCTAAATATGTGAATCGTCCCGTTAAACTCATGAGCTATACTCGTGGCGATATAGACTTTATGATCGATAATGGTGTCGTCAATGCTGATGATGATCTTCAAGACATGATTGCTTTTTGTGCTCGTGTATCAAACCCAAGCAATCAGCAGAATAGTTCTACTTCTGATAGGTTGATTAAATATCTCGTAAAACATAAGCACTGGTCTCCCTTTGAGATGGCAAATGCATGTATTGAAATTAATACCACACGCGATATTGCCCGACAAATCCTAAGACATCGTTCTTTTTCTTTTCAAGAATTTAGTCAGCGATATGCAGATCCAACGCGGGATCTCGGGTTTGAATATCGTGAAGCAAGACTTCAAGACACTCAGAATCGTCAGAACAGTATTGAAACAGACGATCGTGAGTTAAATGATGTTTGGCTTGAGAAGCAACAAGCAGTCATTCGTGCAGCAAAAGATGCTTATGAGTTTGCTGTAATGAATGGTATTGCAAAAGAACAAGCACGTGCAGTCCTTCCAGAAGGACTAACTACTTCTAGAATGTATGTAAATGGAACAATTAGATCTTGGATCCATTACATTGAAGTACGTACAGATCCAGGTACACAAAAAGAACATCGTATCATTGCAGAACAATGCGCACAAGAACTATCTAAAGTAGTACCAATTATTTCAGAATTTGTATATAATAAGACGCCAGTAAGTGAATGGATCGGCCTTTAACACATAACGAGAAGAACTATGACAACAAAAACAAATTATATGGGCATCGACATTGATTACTCTCGTGATAAATTATTTGATGAATTAGGTGTTAAGCGATTAAAAGAATCGTATATGCTTGATAGTGAATCATCACCACAAGAAAGGTTTGCTCATGTTTCAAAAACTTTTGGATCTAATCCTGCTCATGCTCAGCGGCTTTATGACTATGCTAGCTTGCATTGGCTCAGCTATTCTACTCCTATTCTTAGTTTTGGTCGTTCTGCTCGTGGACTACCTATTTCATGTTTCTTAAACTTTATTGAAGATACAGCGGAGGGATTAGTTGATAACCTATCTGAAACAAATTGGCTTTCGATGCTTGGAGGTGGGGTCGGAGTTGGCTTTGGCATTCGCTCGGCTGGTGACAAGTCCACTGGAGTCATGCCACACCTTAAGATGTATGACGCATCATCTCTCGCTTATCGACAAGGTAGGACTCGTCGTGGGAGTTACGCTGCCTACCTTGATGTTAATCATCCAGATATTATCAATTTTCTGGAAATGCGAAAGCCTACTGGTGATCCAAACTTGCGTACTCTCAATCTACATCATGGTATTAATATTACTGATGATTTTATGCATATCATCGAAAGATGCATGTTAGATCCAGAGGCAGATGATTCATGGAATCTTGTAGATCCACACAGTAAAGAACTTCGTGAGACAGTCTCTGCTAAAGAACTTTGGCAAAAGATTCTTGAAACTCGTATGCTTACAGGTGAACCATATCTTCATTTTATTGATACGAGTAATAAGCATTTACCACCTTGGCAGAAAGCTCTTGGGCTTTCAATCAAACAGTCTAATCTATGCTCAGAAATTGTTCTTGCTACCAATAAGAATCGTACAGCAGTATGTTGTTTGTCTTCAGTAAATTTGGAATATTATGATGACTGGAAAGATAATGAGTTATTTCTTAAAGACATTGCTGAAATGCTTGATAACGTATTACAGTATTTTATTGATAATGCACCAGACTCTATCGCACGAGCAAAGTTTTCTGCTAGCATGGAGCGTTCTATTGGGGTTGGTGCTCTGGGATTTCACGCACTTCTTCAAAGCAAAATGATTCCTTGGGAATCTGCAATGGCTGTGGGATTAAACAAGAAAATCTTTAAGCATATTCGTGATAAACTTAATCTTGCTAACGTGCAACTTGGACTATTTCGCGGATCTCCTCTTGATGCATTTGGTACTGGACTACGATTCAGTCATTTGATGGCGATTGCTCCTAATGCTTCAAGTTCAATCATCATGGGTAATACTTCTCCTTCAGTTGAACCTTATCGTGCAAATGCGTATCGTCAAGATACTTTGTCTGGATCTAGTTTTGTAAAGAACAAATTTCTTGATAAATTACTATGGGAAAAGGTAGGCAATCACGATCATAATGAACAAGAGATGGCAGATATTTGGTCATCTATTATAGCGAATGATGGTTCAGTTCAGCATCTAGCGATACTTACTGACTGGGAAAAAGATGTGTTTAAAACATCAATGGAAATTGATCAACGCTGGGTCATAGAACATGCAGCAGATCGACAGGAATATATAGATCAAGCTCAGTCACTTAATCTTTTCTTTAGACCTGATGTTAATATCAAATACTTACATGCAGTACACTTTCTTGCATGGAAGCAAGGTTTAAAGACTCTTTATTATTGTCGTTCAGAGAAGATCGGAAAAGCAGATAAAGTTTCTAAGAAGATTCAACGACAAATCATTGAAGAAATTGATCTTAAGCAATTAACAGAAGGCGATACATGCATTGCGTGTGAGGGTTGAATATGCACGATAAAAGAGTCATAAAGTTTAGTGCCAGTTGGTGTGGACCTTGTAAAGCTTTAAATAAAATGCTTGAAGGTTCAGATCTAGGAGTTCCAATTGATAGCGTAGATGTTGATGAAGGATATGAAATCTCCCGTCAATATGGAGTACGAGCAGTTCCTACACTAATTCTTTTACAATGTGAAAAAGAAGTTGGGCGTCTAAATGGCGCAAAGACAGTAGCAGAAATTCAAGAATGGATTAATCAACACTAGGGGAATACGATGAAATCATCAGTAATAGCATTTTTGGTTATGGTTGGATCGTTTGGCATAGCAGTCGCATGTAAGGCAGAAGGTCCATATGATTATAAAGTAATTCGTGCGGTAGATGGAGATACTGTAGAGTTTGAAATTCCCGGACTTCCAAGCGAATTAGGCACTAAACTAAAACTTCGTGTATTAGGCGTAGACACTCCAGAAAAAGGTTTTAGAGCACAATGTGAATCTGAAGCTAAAAAGGGTGAAGAAGTCACTAAGTTTGCTAAAGAAGTGGTTGCAAGTGGTGCTAAACTCCAGATCACTCTCAAAGAATGGGATAAGTTTGGTGGACGAGTATTAGGTGATATGCTTGTTGACGGCAAAAGCTATAGCGCAATGTTAATCGAAAAGGGTTATGCAAGACCTTATTTTGGAGATAAGAAGAAGAGCTGGTGTGAATAATATGAATAAGAAATTGAAATTGACAGATGAACGTCAATACTTTAAGCCATTCTCCTATCCTTGGGCATATGATGCATGGTTAAAACATGAACAGTCTCATTGGATTCATACTGAAGTGCCAATGCTTGAAGATGTAAAAGATTGGAAGAAGCGGCTAACATCTGAAGAAAAGACTTTTCTTACAAACATCTTTAGGTTCTTTACTCAGGGTGATATTGACGTTGCTGGTGGATATGTCAATAACTATCTACCATATTTTCCACAACCTGAAGTAAGAATGATGCTTTGTGGGTTTGCTGCTCGTGAGGCTCTTCATGTAGCAGCTTATTCTCATCTTATTGAAACTCTTGGAATGCCTGAAACTACATATAATGAGTTCATGCAGTATGAAGAGATGAAGGCTAAGCATGATTTCTTTGCTCAGATTGCAGGGCAAGATGCACAGACAATTGCTCAACAGATTGCAGCTTTCTCAGCGTTCACTGAAGGTATGCAGTTGTTCTCATCATTCATCATGTTGCTTAATTTTCCTCGTCATGGCAAGATGAAAGG